GCTTCGAGTTGGTCAGCATGACGCTGACGAAAGTATTCAGTACGCTCGTCTACTGTCTCTAACGGTATACGTGCAAGAAGCAAACCGCCTACTCCAAACACACCTTCATGTTTGCCCGATTCAACAACCGGGGCTTCAAAATCAGGATATTCATCCTTCCGGACCAGTTCATAGCCTTCCCGCATACGAGCTGAGATATTTTGACGGTCGTCAAACCCTCTAACTTCAGCACGTATCCAACGATGCTTAAAACCCTCCGGAGCAGGAGGTGCGTCTAACATTGACGGTGGTCGCCACGGCTTACGCCGAGTCGCGGCATTCCTAGTTGTTTTAGCGCGAGAAGTACGCTGAATAGCTTTCAAATCTTCTGCAGAATTTTTAAGTTCTTTAGTTTCCTTGGACACTTCAGTTACTCCCTCACGTATTTAGCGTATTCTTCCAGTGGCACACCCAGTTTTTTGGCAATAGTTACCTGGCTTGGGGTGAGTCTAACCTTTCTGCGCCCAGATTTACTTCCCCGAGATACGCTGGCTACGGTCTGAGCGGGTTTTTTGCCAGCCTCGTCTTTAAATTTGTGTGCAAACTCATTTTTAATGCGTTTGTCCAACTCATCATAATAGTCATCTGTCTGAGGGTCAAATCCTTCTTCTTCCACGAGCTTTTTATGAATACCAAAAGCCGCGAAAGTCATTGTATAGTCCTCGCCAAACCACTCATTTTTAGTAGCCCATTTTTCAGCTTTCGGGTCAGCTTTCTGAGGCTGAGTGGTACCCTGCTGGGCAAGAGGAGGCTGTTGAATATCGCTTTCCTGTTGTTGGGTGTAATAGGCTTGCTGGGCAAGAGGAGGCTGTTGAATATCGCTTTCCTGTTGTTGGGTGTAATAGGCTTGCTGGGCTTCTTGCTGTGCCTTTGCCTGTTGGTACCTATCTTCAGCTACTGCCAGCTTGGTTAATGAACGCTGGGCTTCTACCGTTGCCTGAGAATCGCCGGTTTCTACGGCATGTTTAAGCGCAGCTTCAGCTTGGGTCTGTTCGGATGAAATACGGCCCCCGTACTCAGAAAGATAGCTTTGATCCAAGGCTCGTAGCCGGGATTTAACTTCCTCTGACTCATTCCGCACATTTTGTGCATACCGTACAGCTTCTTCCCGTTCACGTTCCGTTTCTTTAACACGCTTGGTTAGCTGATTAATTCTTTTTTGAACAGTTTTGCTGTATTGCTCCTGTTCACTTTCTTCGGCAACTTCCACAGAAGGGACCTCTTTTTCCTTCCCGGATACCTTAACACTAGGTTCTTCTACCTCTACTGTTTTTTCAGGTTCTGTAATATCCAGAGGAACTTGTTCCTTACCGGTTTCCACAGCTTGTATTTCTGTTGTTGCCATACTTGTCCCCTTCCCTAATTATGTAAAATATCGTCAGGATTTTTAATAGTAGCTAAAATCTCGTCATCATTAAGAATTCTAACTTCTCCACCTTCAATTTTAAAACGAGAACCGGCATATCGGGCAAAGATAACCCATTGTTTTTCTTGGCACCAAGGTCCTTTTGGAAACTTCTCCTTGTCAGCATAAGCCAAAGGGCCTGTTTTTAGAACATATCCTGCTACGGTTTGAATTTGTGTCTCATCCAAAGTTTTTTCAGAGACTAAGATACCTCCTTTAGTTGCTTTAGGAGGACGATAGGGAAGAATAAGGATTCTCCATCCTGTAGGCTCAGGAAGACGCTCTAAAATGGGCCCGTCTATTAATGAAGGGTCTAGTGTTTTTTCAGCAGCTTCTACATAAAGGGAATCTAAGAGGTCATCTTTTTTAGTTGCTTCAAGCATCTAGTTTTTCCTGTTTTTCCAGCATATCGGAAAGCTCTTGGCGTATAAGGATCAGGCCGTTAAGCTCCCCCATAAGTTCTCGATATTGCTCCATATTTTTTATACCGTTATTCTCCAGAATCTCTTTTATCTGGCTTCTTCTTTCTCGAATTACGGTAAAAATAAATTGAGCAACGTCAATTTCATCCATATTTTGATCTTACATCATCAAATACAATCTTACTAGGTCTTATATCCTTTGTTAATAGTGCCCAGTTCTAATCATTTCTGTCAACTCTTTAGCGCGATTACCCACCTGTCGGCTCCACCTGCTGTCCATAAACTGGTCAGCGGCTTCCTCCCATTCCTCATTGGCCATCGCATTTAAAGCCTTAATAAATAAACGTAATTTTGTCTGACCCAGATTAAAACTAATATCTATCAGGGCATCCCGTCTCACACTATCCAGTTCATCAAACCAGTCATATTCTTCTGTCAACTCCGTCGTAATACGACTAATATCATTTTGAAGCAGGTACTCTATTTCATTGTCAGAAAGGCCCAAACCGTTTTTACTGATATTTCTACCTACCCCGATAGTTTCATGTCCCGTAGGGCATTTATAGCAAAATTTTTCGGACCCTTCATGCTTTTTAAGCATTTCAACAAGTTTTTGGCCCATAGTCTGGTCAAAGTCTTCTGTTAAACGTAGAAGCTGTTTTTCCTATAGATATATTCTTTGGGCTTGAATTAGCCAATCGTAGTGCCTTGGAAGACTTTCCATTTGTCCGGCCATTAATGAGGTGAACCGTTTTTTTCAAAAATTTCTCAACTTCTTCTCTGTTTCCATGCCGTTGTCCGCTGACTGTAGCCGTATCCCCCAAAAAAATTTCATATTGCCACCATTCCCCCTTCTTGCCTTCGTCTGGGACACTATTGCTTCTAGTAATTTTTATACTGTACCGCTCCACTAACTGTCTCGGGCTACTCCATTCATTTTTTCCCAAGTTCTTAGGCCGCCTAATCCTAAAAGACCCATGAGAATCGTAGATAGTTGAGAAAAATCAAAATTAGGTAAATCCTGCTCATATCCTGCTAGGGCAAAGCTAAATTGCAATAATGGAGCGAGTATAAAGTGGTAGGCAAGCGAAATTCCACAGGTCCAGCCCACGAAGGGCCGCCACCCCGAAACAAAAACGCTCTTATGGGCTGCTTCTGTTTTATTAACCTCTATCTGGGCCAAATTAGCACTATGTATTGCGGTTTCCAGCTCATGCTGAAGTTTGGTTTTTAAATCTTTATCCGCAACCAGCTTGTCAAGAATCTTGGTGACTGGCTGCAATAATCTTTCAAACATTTATTTAAACCATCCAGCCACGGTATCCGCCACTTTATGGACTGTAGCCACAGTCCGGACCAGCACTTTCGGAGGTTTTTCGGCTATACCGAGTGTAGCTCCTTCAGTAACACCTTCGGCAAAGGCCGTGTCTTCCGGTGTCGGTTTGTCCAGATTTTCTATTGTCTTGGGATTAATAACTACCGCAGCGCCGAAATCTACATGAGGAATTACCCCTGAAGTGGATAGTTTCAGATGCAGATCACCGTCCTTGTCATACCAGACACCGGCATCTACACCGGCTCCGGCTCCCGGTCCTCCTCCGGCTCCGGCCCATACTTTTGCCTGATCCCCATCCGGACTCACATATTGCCATTTCATTACTTCAGATACGGTTACCCCCACATGGGCACTGACTTTTACCTCAAGGCCGCGACCGTCATGGGTATCTACGTCGGCACTGACGCCCTGCTCTTCATTAACAGTGGTAACTGTACAAACATGGTCGAAGTTCCATTTGTCGGTATGGGCCCACTTTTTTCCCAAGGCTTTCTTGAAAAAGAAGTTGCCATTACCACTTACATAAAAGCAATCTTCGTTCTTGGAATTGGAAATATAGTATCCGGGTGGAACAGATTGTCCCGTAGTCATTTTTTACGTCTCCCCCTAATAGCCCCTCCGCGCTTTTTCTTTGAGGTAGACAAGGCAATAGCTATGGCCTGTTTTTGGGGCCTACCTTCCCGTACCAGCGTACTGATATTCCGGCTAACTGTTTTTCGCCCTCGGCCTTTTTTTAAAGGCATCTTAACAACTCTTGAATCTGCTCCCGCGTAATGCGCTTCGCATTCCTTTCTTCTTTCCTGTAACCGTAATCCCTTTTGCCGTATTGGGAGCGGCTGATTCTTTCGGGCTCGGATAAGGAACGGAACCTTGTCCGTCTATAATGGCCTTTCCTACTGCGGTTGGTGTTCTCTTTGCGGGACCACTGATAATATGTACTTTACTCATAGCTATTTACCCTCGTTGTTTCATGCGTTCACGGTCTTCTGCAGATTGAATCCGTGCCGCCGTCTGTTTCTCCTGACTGGAAATCCGTTGCTGGAACTCCGTAGCTTTCTGCGCCATTCGTTCCCTATCCAGCGCCAGTTCCTGCTGGTCCTGTGCCAGATTTCCTTTTACCTGCTGGTCCTTGATAGCCAGTTCCTGCTGCTTGAGCCCGATTAACGGATCAGGCGGTTCCTGACCTCCACCGGATATCTGCTGACTAAGTTGCTTCACCTGCTGCATACCCTGTGCAATAAGCTGCGCTTTAACTGCCTCAAATTCCAGACTTCTTGGTGGCATTTCAACTTCCCCTCCCCCCTGCATAGTAGGCAACATACCCTCCGGTGGCAACATACCATCAGGAGCTACCTGTTGAATTCCCCCTGTCGGAGGAGGTTGCGCACCGTTTACGGGAGGTTGTGGAGGCATACCATTCATACCAGCTTGCGCGGGCATCCCCTGTTGCGCAGGAGGTTGTTGCTGTTGCATGGCCATTTCAGCCTGTTCTTCGGCCTGTACCCTGACATGCTCCATAATGTGTTTCTGCAGTTCCATCCCTACTTTAGGCATCTGCCCTACCATAGGAGAGGAACCAAAAATCAAATGCGCCATGATATGCGCCTGATGATCCTGACCGGGAAAAGCCTCCAACGGAATACTTTCCATCGCATCAATATTTTCCTGTGCCGGATCACGGGGCTCTATCTTGTCCGTGGCCTGCGAGGCAAGAATCTTGTCTATATCCCGCACGCCCAGTGCCTCATACATGCGGCGGTAGACTTCAGGAATATTATGTATTTCAGGTGCCTGCATAGCTAACTGCAATTCTGTCTGAGCCAGCGTAATCCGTTGAGCCTGGGAAAAGACATTAGGATTGGATACCGGCACCACATCCACACGGTCATCGAAATCCTCACTCCGCACAGACTGGTCCGCACCGGCTACCGTATAGGGGTATTCCGAAGGCAGGTAATCTGCCATGACCTTGGCAAGTAATTTGAACTCCACCCGCATGGCATAGTGCAACCGCTTATGGATTGCACTCATTACCCGCGTGCCCTGCTCCAGCATGGCAATCGTAGTTCCCACCGCCGCCTGCTGGTTACCGTCACCGACCTTTAAATCGGTAATCGTGGCAAACCGCTGTGCAGCCTGTACCACGAATCCCAGTAACTGGAACAAAGTGGGATCAGGCCCCTTGAACGGCAACGGCATCAGGCTGTCTCGGATAGCCCCGCCGGGAGCGTCCACGTCGCGGAATTCACCGGGCTGTAACGGGTCATCATCGTCCCTGATCCGCAGCCCGCGGGCTTTGAAACCGGCAGGAAGGTTATTTAACGTCCCTGCATCAATTAATTGCCTCAGTGCAGCGGTCGCGGTACGGGACAATCCGCCAATGGTATGGATAAGCCCAAGCCCGTAGAAACCAAACCCGGGCAGGAACTTGTAATGGATAAAATACTGTATCTTGAGTTTAAGCTCATCCTCTTCCCTATAATTCCTGCGTATTGACAGGACCTGTCCATTATCCTCACTAATGGTGACGATATAAGGGATTTTTATACCCGTGGGTTCGCCTTCTTCATCGGTTTCCTCATATCCCGGCAAATCCAGATCCACGTGGCATTCCAGTAAGGTACAGTCATAATCAATATTGGAAGGTTCGGTTCCTGAAATATGGTCTACTTCTTCTGAAATACGGTCTGACCCTTCCTGTGCCGGAAGGACCGGAATATCACGATAAAACCCTGAAACCTGCTTCTTACGCAAATCATTGAGGGACACGCGCACAATATGCGTGATATTCGGGCATGTCTCTAAATCATTCGCTTCATAAGGGATAATCAGGTTCTCAGCAGGCACGAACTTGGAAACTGCGCGGTCTAGGCCATCATCAAAATAAACTTTCTTGAAAGTGGACCCTGCCAAGGGCAAGTGGAACAGCATCTGGTCAAATTCAGGCGTGTATTCTTCCATTACATTCATAATGTAATAGTTCATAAACCCACGGACCCGTTTTGCCTGCTCTTCCTTCTTATGGGTAG